GATCTTGAGCGGGCAGAAGTTGAGCGCATGTCAGAAATATATAAAAAGGCCGATGTTGATAAGGAAACACGGGCAAGGATAACAAGTCAAAAATTAATAGATATTGACAAAGCTGAACAACAGGCAAAACTTAGTATTTATCAACAGAATGTTGGCCAAATTGCTGACACATTTCAAGCTATTGCTCAAGCAGGCGGGAAGCATAGTCGCAAAGCATTTCTTGCTTATAAAGCTGCTGCCATAGCCGAGGCTATTATTGCAGCGAATCTGGCAGCCGCAAAAGTTATGGGACAAACTGGAATATTCGGCATCCCATTATCAGCTATGGTATATGCAGGGGCCATGGTAAATGTTGCAACAATTGCAGCCGCACAGCCGCCAAGTTATCAAACCGGGACAGATTACGTCCCCCGCACCGGATTGGCTATGCTCCATGAAGGTGAAAGAGTTGTCACCAAACAAGAAAATAAAGAGTACGACAAAAAACAGGAAAAACCAACCGAGATAAATATAATGAATGTATTTGACCCGGCAATGCTTGAAGAATTTATGTCATCTTCCAGGGGTCAAGATGCAATTGTTAATGTGATCGGTAATCGGTCAGAGTCAGTCAGAAGGGTATTGAGATGAGCGTATACCTAACACCTAAAATGCAGGGCCAGCGAATCAGTCACACATGGATGACAAAGATTCAAGAAAATATCCAGGGTGGGGAAAAGCGTTCGGCAATTTTTACATGGCCCCGGATTAAACTTGAAAGTAAAATCCAATTTGTTGAAGATGAAGAACGGCGATTCATCCATACTCATTTATTTAGAGATATCCATAATGTTTGGAGCATACCGATAATTTCAGATGAAACGGAATTGACAGTAGAGGCAGCGTCCGGGCAAAAGGTTATCACGGTTACCGAAACTGATTATAGGCATTTTTATGATGGCCGTGATTGCATTTTAATTGATCCGGATGATTGGGAATCATACGAGGCCGCAACTATTAACACGGTTGATTCAAGCACACAGATAACCGTTGATACAAATCTAACAAGCACATGGCCCATAGGGACCTTAATATATCCGCTTTATGATTGCAGGATAAAACCGGAACAGACAATCACTTCAAAATTTCATGAAGTCAATTCAATTAATCTTGCAGCCACAGAAAGTTTTGAAAGTGTCCGGTCTTTTTCTTATTCCTTGCCATCGGTTGATACCGGTATTTTTCCAACCTATAATTCGTTGAGTTTATTTTTGACAAAACCCATGAATCCAATTTCTGAAAAATGGCGGCACCCATTTGAATTATTTGGAACATTTGGACTGCAAACAGATTTCATAAATCATGGAGACACAAGAGGGATATTCAGCCGAATATTTCAACTATCAACAAAAAAAGATATTTATGATTTATTTGATTTTTTTGACGCTCAAATGGGCAGGCTCGGTACTTTTTACACTCCTACTTGGCTGGATGATATTGTTATAAACGATGGTTTTTTAAACACGGATACAACCCTGACAATCAAAAAAAGATATTTAACATCCGGTGAAATAATTGGCAGACATATTTATTTACAGTTCCCAGACGGATCTTATGTTTGCCGGGAAATTACAAATAGCCCTACAGATACCTCAATTGTAATCGCAGCACCTGGAACAACAGTGGCAACGGCGAATATATCAAAGATGCTTTGCTGTTTTTTACATGAGGTTAGATTTAATGTAGATGAAATGGCAGTTGATTATGTGAAAAATCCAATCGCAAGAATAAAATTGAGCTTTAATACAATATGAAAACACCAAGTGCAGATTACATAACAGCGGAAGAATCCAGCGAGCGTAAGCCAGTTGAGCTTTATCACATTTGGCGGGATGGCGGCGAGCATTGGCGGCATACAAGCGGCGATGTTTCTGTTACGTATGATGGAAATTCATACACCCCGGCAACCCTTGAGAGATCACAGGTCAAGTATAATAGTCAATTAGATGTCACGACAATGCAGGTTAAAACATCTTCCCTGCTGGATCCGGCTATTGATTATATAACAATTAATCCAATAGAGATTCTATGGATTTCTGTGATGAAATTGCACCGGGAACAATCACCCTTAGAAGCAGATGTTGTTTTTGTCGGTCAGATAAAAGATGTAAGTTTTAAGGGTGTTCAGGCAAGTGTCAATTGTGTAGGGTTTGAGCATTTTTTAAAAAAGACAATCCCGGCATGGCGATATCAATTGACTTGCAATCATCAAGTTTTTGATACCATGTGTGCTTTGACAAAGGCCAGCTATAAAACAACCGAAACAATCACGATGGATGCAACAAAAACAATATTGACGGGTACTGCCTTTGGCCTTGAGGACGATGGATATTTTACAGGCGGTGAGGTGGTCTTTGGCGATGAATCAAGAGCGATTACGGCTCATGTAGGTACTGCTATCACAATCATGTATAAGTTCGTTGAGCTTGTGGATACGGACTCTGTTGATGCTTATCCGGGATGTGATGGTCGGGCGGAAACCTGCCGGGATAAATATTCAAATATTTTAAATTTTCTGGGTTTTCCCTTCATTCCCGTGGAAAATCCGGCAATCCGTGTGGATTGGTAAGGAGGCGAATGTATTATTTTGATGATATAAAAAAACAAAAAAAATTAAAAATAATCCTTGAATCTTGGGTTGGTACACCTTTTAAACACAAAACCGCTGTCAAGGGTAAGGGTTGTGATTGTATTCATTTTGTTGGGAGCGTCTTTCAGGAAATAGGGTTATTCAAATTTAACTTAAAAACAGTGCCGGATTATCCGCCTGATTGGCACTTGCATAACACAAGGGAATTGTTGTCAGAAGGTATAGCTGAAAGACTAAGTGTCGAGCGGGTTGATCTTAATAATTTAATAAATGGTGATATAATTTTAAGTCATTATGGTAAGGCTTCAAGTCATGCCGGAATTTATTTTGATGGATATGTGTATCAGGCATTGACAAGCATAGGGGTTAGAAAAATTAGTTTTAAAGATACAAAATATAGAAAACAAATGCGATTTTGTTTTAGGATAAAAACATGAGTGTTGGCTCAATAGTCGGTGGTATTGCAGGCGCAATAGTAGGTTTCTTTATTGGCGGTCCGGCTGGGGCTTTTTATGGCGCATCTATAGGTTTTGGTGTTGGCATGGCTATTGATCCAATGATGCCAGATATGCCAGCACCTGGAACACCAAACCCCGATGAGGCTATAATGAAAAGTACCATCGGAAATCCTATCCCAGACCTTGCCGGAACTGCTAAAATAACGCCACACTTGTTATTATATGGAAAAGAGCGAAGTGAAAAAATATATTCTAATAGTTCTGGTGGTGGTAAGGGTGGTGGTGAACCAGACCCACAGATAATAGGATATGAATATTATATGTCGTGGGCGGTTGGTATTTGTTCGGGTCAAGTTGATACACTTTATGCAATTTATAAAAATGATGAGTTAGTATGGCCAGCACCACCTACCAAACCCGATTCCAGTGGTTCAAATTTTTGGGATGATGTTTATAATATGATATTTGCACATGATGAAAATCTTAACGAATATCTTGCGAGTGGCATTTCGTGCCCAGTTTCTGGTGGACAAGAGACATTGGTATTAGCAGGAACTGGTGCGATTGAATTTTATTTTGGTACAGATGACCAAGTAGCAAATACAAAGGTCGGGGAGATTATAGGCGATATAACTTTAAACAGTCCATTAAGAAATATGTGTTGGGCATTTTTTGATGATTGCTATATTGGGGAATATAACCGTACACCTACTTTTAAATTCATAGTCAAACCGTCAAATGCTTTTAATGTCAAAGATACAATACAGGCACTTGATTGCAACCCTATGCACGTTCTATGGTATATTTTCAATGGCTTATCCGGACTTCCCGAAACATGGCTGAACGATACAAATTTTAGCTCTGCCGCTGATACTTTATATAGCGAATACAGGGGCATATCCGTTTTATTCGACCGGCAACAAACAGCCTTGTCTTATATTGAAAGCATCAATTCTCATATTGATGGTATAGTTCGATATGGAAATGATTCCCAATTTCATCCTAAATTAATTCGTGATGATTATACGGTTGGTGATTTACAAACGATTGATGAAACAGTGATGCTCGGAGAACCAAGTTTTAACAGGAAAGCATGGATTGACACGATTAATGAGGTTAAGGCTCAATATTCGGAGATTATAGACATGGAAAGACCCAAAAATAGGTATGCGTTATCTTTAAATATTTATGATTATGACGCAGGAGATGGATCTGGAGAACAAGAATATTTTAGCGCTATGGTTATTGGTATTGATAAGGTTATATGGGGAAAACAATATCACTTACAGACCGATCCTGACCCAGCAACATGGTACACAGGTGGATATGGTGCGTTTTCAATAATAGAAGTTTCTGATGGATTGATTTTGGCTGGGGCTATGGCTGGTACTGATTCAGAAAACAGACAAGCTATCATAAAGGTTAATAAAAATACTGGTGTGGTAGTTTGGAGCAAGATTTTTGAGAATAATGGATCAGATGAATACGTTTGGAATATAATTGAAACTTCAGATGGTAGTTTGTGCTTTGTTAGTAGGGTTTGGGATTATAGTGGGGGACTAAGTGATACTTGTGCAATCACAAAATTAACATCAACAGGTGATATTGCTTGGTCAAAGGTGTTGAGAGGAAACGCAACATCAAGAGAAGAAGTTACATGTATAAGAGAGACTTCTGATGGTGGGTTTATTGCTTGTGGGTGGATTGATCATTCAGATTTAACGAATAAACATGGTCTGCTTGTTAAATTAACATCAACAGGAGCTATCTCATGGACAAAAACGTTTAACTATGCGACCCCAATAACTACTTATTTATATGATGTGCGAGAACTTTCTGGTAATGATGGATATATTGTGAATGGAAGTTCCCCATATTATGATTCTGAATGGAGATCAAAAGCGTTCGTAATGAAATTGACAACAACAGGCACAATCATATGGAGTAAATATGTGGATTTGAAAACAGCAAATTCTTATACTGAGGGATGCGCTGTCCGAGAGGTGTCTGATGGGTATATATTTACAGCGCACTCCTATAATTATCCTAATAATGCCCCATATTTATATAAAATAGATTTAAGTGGCGATCTTGATTGGGTTCGTGTTTTGCGATCATCAATAAACGATGACAATCCCTGGCAATCAGACGAAGGTGCTATGGAATTATCAAGCGATGGTAGTATTTTGGGCTGTGGTATGGTGGAAGGTTCAACGGCTTCAATATACGGGATATTAATTTATAATGTTGAAGATGATGGAATGATTGGCACATATGAAAACATTATAGATGTGACAGGTGACTATTCTATAAATAATGCGAATTTAATTGCGACTGTTTCTGGATTGGTTAGTTCTGCTGATTACACACAATCTATACATGCACATTCTATTACTGTATTTGACACACCATTTACATATAGCACTCAACACAAAGAAAGTACCTATTTTGTTAATTATGCTGAAATAATAGGCAAGGGTTCGGATTGTAGCATCCAACCATTTGGAATTATTGGATTGGAAACATAAATGGCAATAAACTTTAAAAATTCAATGGCTTCACCAATTGCGGTTGATATTGGCAACAAAACAACCCAGGGAATGACTGTATCAAAAACCGTTCAGTTTGGATTATTCACGACAAATGAGAATGCTGTCTGGGCTGCAAAAACTCAACTCCAAAAACAATCATTCCCGTTTGCCTTTGTTTCAATACCCGTTAATCGAGATATGTTCCGGCTCCAGGTGGGTGATTGTTTTAAATTTACTTATGCAAAGTATTCAATATCGGAAGTTGTTTATCGAATTTTACAGGTTGAAGAAGATAGTCTCAATTCTGAGGTTATCACAATTCACGCCATGGAAGATGTTTTTGGAATCACGAATGTCACAACCGAGTACACAGACCCGGAAGACAATGCGATTGAAGCACCGGACTATACTTCTATTCCAATTGTTTATCAAGATGTCATAGAAGCGCCTTATATGGTCTTAGGTGACACGATAGGCATAATTCCCATGGCTGCTAGATCAGACAACAAACAGATCGGATATGTTTTATATATGAGTGAGGACGGTGGCGGCTCTTATAATTCTATCGGTTCATTTTCAACTTTTGCAGCTTATGGAACGCTTGTAAGAGAGTACACGACAGACACATACCAAATTGATGATTTAGGCTTTACAATTGATTTTGTAAACGATGATATTGATTTGTTCGATTCACTGACCCGGCAGGAAATGCTTGGAATTAAAAATTTGGCAATTATGGGAACCGAGATCATGACAATTCAAACCATAACGCCAGATAGTGACACAGATGGACGGTATCATTTATCGGGTATTTATCGGGGGCGGTTTGACACGGAAAGAGAAAATCACGAAATAGGGGCCGGTTTTTGGTTGATGAACGGTGAAAAGTTAGATTTTAATATTGATTCTGGATTACTGTATGGCACATCAAGAAAGTTTAAATTTGTTCCTTACAACAATAAAATTACCGGGGCCATAGCTGATTCTCTTGTTACAAATTTAACAATTTCAAGTGAATCAAGAAAACCTTATGACCTGATTAATTTTGAAGCAAATAACAATAGAATCGATCCAGTTTATTATGACGATATTGAACTGACATGGAGCCCACGAGTCAGGGGTGATGGGGCTGGATTTTATGCACCGAGTGTAACAGATAAATATCCAACATGGGAAGGGTATTTTGAAATTGAAGTTTATGTTAATGATATCCTTGTCAGGACAAAAGAAAAAGTGGATGATATAAGCTGGACATATAC